ATTTTGTCACTGCACTTTCTTCTTGGTCGGAACCAATTCCTCTGCTTTTCGACGCATCTCAGCTGCTTGTTTAGCTAGTTTATCTGCTTGACTACGATACTCTTTAGCTTGGGCTTCAGGAGTTAATGCTACTGATGAAATTGGTGCAGGTATTTCGGCAACTTTTTCTTCTGTAACTGTTGCTGTTGCTTTTTCGGTATTAGTTTCTCCAGTAGTCGGTTTAATAGATAATTCGTCTACAGCAACACCGCGTTGTTCAGCAATAATTTGATTTAATTCAGATAATTGAATACTTACACCGGCTCTCGGAGTCATTTCAATTGCGCTTGTTGGTGCTTTAATTAATCTGTTATTGACATGCAACCAAGGCAACATGCGTGAACCGTCTGGAAATTGAGTGCGATCTAATACTTCGGCAAACTCATACGAGTCCTGACCAGCACCACTTTCTACTAAATTAATAATAGCATCGTGATAGATATCAGGCATATTCTCGGTTGGAACAATTAAGCAATTATATGCATCACCGGGTAATGTACGATATGCCACTATACATTTTTTGTTAGTGGCAATGACACGCCCTACGTGTTTAAGTTCTTGAGCCATATTAAGCTCCTGCTACAGCTGATGAAAGAGCGTCAGTTGCTGGTTGTTGTGTTGCAGGTTGAGCAGCATTTGCCTTCTCTGCTGCTGCTTGTTGTGCTGATACAGCATCTAAAAATGTTGTTAATTTTGTATATGTTTGACCTACAGCTACCATTTCATTTGGTTTAAATGCACCACGTGAACTAGCAATATCAATAATGACTTTCATTGCATTTAGGTCATTAATTGTAAGGTCGTTTGACGGAGCACCGTCGTTTGTATTTTGTACGTCAGCCATAATATCTCCTTATTGAGTACGTAATTAGTTATCTCGTCTGTAAAAGAGGACAGGCAATTGTGAAAAAACTTAATTCTTTTTCGCTTTCAAAGCCAATACGTGTATTATAAACAATTGTATTGGTATTATCTAGCGTAATTCCTTGTCCTACATAATACCTATTATTTAAATTCTTTTTGATCCAAGAGTCTATAGATTTGACTAAACTAGGATTGTATCTATCTATACTAGTATATTTGAAATGTGGACAGGCAAACTCAACCCTTCTTAAATCATAATAATTTAAAGGATTAGGTTTGCCATTTTTTAATGCCATTATGCTGTTTCCTTAGCAAACTGATAATACGCATATTCTCCAAAAGGAGGAACAATGGTATCATTACCGTGAATAATGAATACTGTATCGCAGTAATTTTCATCACCCCAACTACCCCAAGGATACCCATCAGTGAACATGATAAACTTTTTAGGTTGAATATCATTTTCTTTCATGTAATTCCAGTTGGCATCGAACTCAGTTCCACCACCGCCCATTGGCTCGTAGTAATCAAATTCGTCGATATTATATCCGTCAAAGTCTGCTTCGTTATAAACTCGAGTATCAAAACACCATACTTTAATTTTAAAGTCTTTATACTCTTGCATAATACCTTTAATTTCTGTTAAGAAATCTTTTGCCTGTTCGTCGCCGATCGAACCTGACATATCGATTGCTACACAGATATCAATTGTTTCTTGAAATTGTGTTCCGGGTAGCACCGCACTCATGTGCCAACCTTTACGATTAGGACGCATAAACGAATAATCGTTTTTAATAGTGCTTTGAATTTGTTGACGCAGGATTTCACGCCAATTCATTTTAGGTTCTGTCAATTCCTTAATCATACGCTGTACACTTGCAGGTGTGTTACCAGCACCTGCGGCTTGTGCAGCCTGCATTGTAGCTTCGCGGATCTCATCACGAATTTCTTTTAATTGATCTTTAGTATATTTTGGCTGGCCTTCTTTACCGTTTTCACCCCAGTCAATATGTTCATCCAATAATTGACCTAATTGGTTAAGTTCTTCCTCATCCATTTCGTCAAAGATTTTGTCGTATACTTCTTCTGCACCCATGCCATAGTATTTAGGATCATGGAAAATTTTAATATCACCTACGTTGTGATCGCCAATACGATCACGAACTAATTGTCCGTTTACACAGTAGTCGGCAGCAATATTAAAAATACGTGCATTGCGATTTTCGCGACGAGCCATGTGATCAAACACATTATGTAGAATTTCATGTGCAATCACGAATTCGACTTGTTTAACTGTCAACGGTTCAAAAAATTTACGATTAAAAAAGATTGTACGACCATCGGTTGCTGCAGTAGGCAACCAATCGTCTGCTTCTTGAATTTTTAAACGTGTTGCCATATTGCCAAAAAACGGATGTTTAAGCAATAAGCTAACTCGAGCTATAATAATTTTATCAACGATTGGGTCTAAACTAGACATCTTTGCTCCTAAGTTTTTACTATGTATATAGTATAACACCTCCCTAAGGAGGTGTCAACTGATGCTAAACCAATTTACTTTTCGGTTGCTTGACTAATGTACTTACCAAACTTGGAGTGGAATTCGTCAAAACATTTGATTTCATCTGGATCTAATGGCAACTTGTAAGTTGACAATGCTAATTTAGTACCCATAATAACCAATTCTGTTTCAAAGTTATTCATAATAAACTCAAAGAAACAGTTAACTTGTTCGTTCCAGTTTTTAGCTTTCTTGTCACATGCATCTTTCAATTCGTAACACAGTGACACAGTTAATGAGTACATAGCACTAATTTCTTTAGAATCCATTTTCTTAACTTTGCCATTCAAAATATCTGTAGGATTAGGCATTTTGCTAGCATGTTTACGGTGAGCCATAAAGCTAATTGCCAAACCTTCTCCTACAGAACCACTCACTAAGTCAGTAAGTGTTTCAGCATCGGTATCGTCATCGTGCAACAACTCGGAAACAAACGACCAAGAGCGTGGAGTGGCAAACGCACGTGAGCTAGATTTTGGATCAAAATCATACAGACTCTTTTTACTGAAGCTCAAAAATCCAACTACGTCTTTATGGATCTTATTTTCAACAGCCCATTCAAAATAGTCATCCCAATTAACTTGCATTTCTAAGTGTACAAAACGGTTGGCCAAAGGAGCAGGCATACGGAATGTAACACCTTTATCTGTTTCACGATTGCCAGCAGCAACTAGCACAACATTATCTGGCAATTTATAAGTACCTACACGACGATTCAAAATCAATTGATAAGCAGCAGCTTGTACGCTAGGAGCCGCAGAGTTCATTTCGTCTAAAAACAACACAATAGTTTTATGTTGTTTAGCCAATTCAGCACTAGGCAATTCGCTAGGAGGAGCCCAACGCATTGTTCCATCGTTAGAATCAAAATATGGAATGCCTTTAATGTCAGTGGGTTCCCACAAGCTCAAACGAACATCGATTACATGAGCATCAAGCTCATCACCGAGTTGTTTAATGATATCCGATTTACCAATTCCTGGAGGACCCCATAGAAAAATTGGACGTTGATTTTTAAATGCTTTACGCAAGGATTTTTTAGCGCCGCTTGGACCAACGGTGCGACTGACGATTTCTGCCATTTTGCTTCCTATCTTAGTTAAAAAAGTGTTGTTGAATAACGCTGTCTATGTGTATATTATAATGTCATAGACATTCTTAGTCAACTGTTTTTTAATATTTTAGGATGTTTTGGCTAAATCTTTTTCACGTTCATTCATAGCTTTTATCAAACCAAACTTACGTATATCGTCACTAAACAACATTAGCTCAAAACTCTTGCGTTCAGAAAATAATGTAATACTATGATTGGTTAAGTAATATGGGCTATCCACATATCTTTCCAAAAAGATAATAGTTTGCGGACTTAATTCAATTGGTTCGGTAAATGGAACTTCATATTCTTTTAATTCCAATTCTTTAACCAAAAATTCATAACCTTCTTCGGTTAATCTAAATGCACTATCTTTACCTACTCTTGTACTTTTCCACCATTTACGTGAAAATAGTTGTACATTTGCATCGTCTATACTTTTCCCCCATTGCTCTAAAAATATTTTAGTCAATGTGTTACGACTTGTCATTTCACAATAGTACCTTGTGTTAACTTGATTACTTGAAAATCTTCACAACCAAATGTAAGATTTAATTTTTTAGCTAAATTATGTGCATGTCCGGGATTACTAAAAGATACTTTTTTATACTTCGGTCCAGGGTAAGACGTAAGGCTGTTAAAACTCTTTAAGTTGAAAGGCTCGTTTTTATAGAATACGGCCCAAATGGCTTCTGATTCGAGAATTTGTTCAGCTTTGTAATTTTTCTTGTTTATGTATTCAAGTAATATCTTTGGCTTTGGTCTGCTCATATACGTATCCTAATAATATACGTATATATTTATCCAATTTAGCTTTTAAAATCACCACCGTCTAACATAACACTAACTACTTCGTTATCTGTACTAGTTTTAAGACTATTATACAAATTTTCATAATCTTGTACTAACTTGTCTTGAATTTCGTTTAATGCTAGACTAAGTAGTCGTGCTTGTTGTATTGGTATCTTAACTTCTTTACTTTGGCTTAATTCAGCAGCACGTAGCTGCTGAATAAATTGAGTAATAGGTGATAAATTAATCTGATTTGACATTACTTAGTACCTGTTTCATTTCAAATTCTGTTTTAAACGGACCTTTGTAAGGATTGCGTTCTAGTGTAATTAGTTTAGGACACCAACTTTTAACCCAACCTTTGTTAAATTGAATTGTATAATATCCTGCACAATACAAACTTTTACTTTGCAGACTTTTAGTAAACAATGGTAATTTATTTCTTACATCGTACATAGTATTATACGGTGTAACACTAGTAGGAAACCCGTGACATTCATTGGGCTCTGCTTGTGTAATTTTAACTTTTGGACTAGTTAGGAAAAATCTTTCTCCAAACTGTTTAGTTAAGTCTTGTTTTTTGTTAAACATAACTTCGCCGTTAGTGCTACTTAAGACGAATTTATTATTTTCTTTTTTGTGTAGTGTTGCAATCTTAGTACCGTCCTGTTCTACGATCCAAAACTTACCATCCACTATAGGCTTGGCGTGTATTTCTGTCATTTTGTTCTCCTTAGTATTACAAAGGCCCTGACGGCACCCGAGTAATATACGTATTTATCTCTCATTCTTCTTTGAAATCTACAACATTGCCGTCAGCATCTGCGCAGATAATACGGACAGTATCGCCGCCTTCGTTTTTAATTTCAATAGGACCCCAGATCCACCATTCCGTATCGCCTTGACTCCACGGATCGTCTTCACGTTCTTCCAATTCATATGGGCTGTTATCATCAAGAAATTCTTGAATTTCTTCTTCCTCTTCTTCAGACAGCCCTTCAAATTCTACATTGTACCAGCATCCGCCGTCGAACATTTCGACAAGATCAACGCTTTCAATATTGTTGACTTCGCAGTCTAGCATATTAATACTGTCTCGTTTACCATCCCCGCCAGGTACTTCTACAAATTCAAATTCGGGAGGATTATCGTCTGTAGTTTCTACGGTCCATTCGCCATAACGGAAACCGTTAGTGACAGTAACTTTTCCATCACCGTTACGCTGATGGTATGTTTCGACTTCTTGACAAGATTTTTTATAATATGTGCTAACGGTCCACTGTGTCATTTTATTCTTCCTTATATTTTGCTTGAAAAGGCTCTGCGTATTGCTGAATATTTTCAGCAATTTTCTTCATATCCCATGCGTTACAGAATTTAAGCATACGGATACCAACTTGGCTAACATCTTTAGGTTTAGCATTAGCTTCGATTGTTTCTTTAATTTTAACCTTAATATCTTCGGGTTGCGCTGTTAAGTCGCATAATTGCACGTTACGCTGATAGTCTTCTAAAACTCTGTGTTCGACTCCATTATGGTCAACCCATCTCTGAAGCATGAGATTGTTCCACGCAAATCCTTTGGCTTTACGATCTTCGAACGCTTCTGTAAGACCAACTTTGTTTTTAGAACCTTTAGTACGCACACCCGGATACGCCGAGAAGACATTATCACTGGTATCACCACGCATGCATTTTTCGAATAGCATCCATTCTGGGTCTTGCGCTGGCTTTGGCTCGCCTGTCTTTTTGTCTTTAACTGGTTTACCTTTTGCATCAAAGATACCTTCGTGTGTAATATGCAAGTCTCCTACACCGTTATATTGACTTACATTCGGACTGACTAATTGTGCAAAATCTCCGTCTGTTGAGATAATAACATGTTTTGCAGACGGATGAGCTTGTATCCAACCTGCAATCAAATCATCAGCTTCTAAATTAGGATGTTGCATTACAGTAGCATTG